TGGATAGCACATTGCCAACAGATGATGTCATAAAATTGATTAGCTTCACTGGTGGATTTGCATCAATAAGTTTTATCGGCTATGTGGTGGAAAAGGAAAATATTCTTGAACTTACGGCATCAACCCTGCGAATAGGGGAAAAGCAGTTTAATTATTTAGCAGAATTACAAGAGGCAGGAAAACTTTTTAAGGCTACATATTTTATTAGTCCATTTATGCGACAAGATCAGAAATTACAAGATAAATATAATTATTATAAGCATTTTAATGAGGTCTGTTTGCGGTATAATTGGGAAAAGGTAGTTGTGAATAATCATTCTAAAATAATATTAATGAGAACGGAAAATAATTATTATGTATTGGAAACATCTTCCAATTTAAATGAAAATCCTAAAATAGAACATTACAGTTTTGAAAATGATAAGGAACTATACGATTTTTATTATGATTTTTTTCAACAATTAAAAGAAAGAAGGGTGCAGGAAAATGGTTAAAGGGAAGTTGACAGAAAAACAGAAAAGATTTGGGGATGAATATTTAATAGAGCCTAACGTAACACATGCAGTCAAAGCCGCGGGATATAAGGTTAAGAATGACAATAGCGCAGCAGCACAAGGCTCCAGATTATTAAGAAATGTTAATGTGGCTGAATATATCCGAAAGAAACAGATAGCAAGAGAAAAAAGAACGGAAATAACCCAGGATAAAGTTTTAAAAGAATTGGCAGGAATGGCTTTTGATGACATAAAAAACTACTTATCATTTTGGACAGAAAAAATAAATATTGGTGAAACGAAAATGGGGGTACCAATAGTAGCACATAAACCAATGGTGGAGATAAAAGATAGTGATAAAATGGACACCAGAAATATATCTGAGGTTCAACTGGGGAAGGATGGGCAATTTAAATTCAAATTATACAGCAAGAAGGATGCGCTGGAACTCCTCGGGAAACATCTGGGTATGTTTTCTGACACCATTAAGCATGTTGGTGATGGCGGTGGTCCGATTGCACATAAATTTGATTTTTCGGACGGGGCTGTTAAGGAGGCGTACAACAAATTATATGGAATAAAGGAAAGCAGCATAGAAAAAGAATAGCTTGAAAGGGGTGTTATGAATGATTGCAAAATGTCCAGGTGGAAAGATTCGTTCAGGGGGTAAAGGACAAGGATTAGGCCGTGGTGGTGGTAAAGGACCAATAGGAAAGCCGCGTATTGTAATGTAATATAGAAAGAACAACATAATTAATCATAATCTTCATTTTATATTTATGATTAATTATTAATTATGTTGTTAATAAGGAGAAATGATAAAAATATTAAAAAGTAAATATAAATTTTACTCGGAATCATATGAAAAGGAAGTGGGGAGGAAATGAAAGTAGCTGTATTATGTGAGTTTTCTGGAATTGTAAGAGATGCATTTATAAGGAATGGGCATCAGGCTATATCCTGTGATTTGCTTGACACTGAGATATTAGGTCCTCATATTCAAGGTGATTTGAGGGATTACGATTGGTCTGGATATGATTTAATAATAGCACATCCATCATGTACGCATTTAGCTGTATCCGGGGCAAGATGGTTTAAGAATAAGCAAAAAGAACAGGCAGATGCTCTGGAATTCGTCAAATATATTATGGCAATACCGGTGTATAGAATTGCCATAGAAAATCCCGTATCAGTGATATCAACTCGTATAAGAAAGCCTGATCAGATAATTCAGCCGTATGAGTATGGGCATCCAGAGACAAAGAAAACATGTTTATGGCTCAAAAATCTTTCTTATCTTGAACCAACAAATATAGTAGTTCCGGAATATATCATAGGAAAAGATGGTAAGAGATATTCTCCGGTACATTATTGTAGTCAAGGGAAGGGCAGTGAAGAACGTTGGAAAGTAAGAAGTAGGACATATCAAGGTATAGCTGATGCTATGGCTGCGCAATGGGGGAAATTAATTAACAAGGAGAAAAATTTGTAGAAGAGGAAAAAGATCAATGTTAAAACTTGCATATCCGTATAAAGAGCAATTACAGGAAAAATATAACCAAGTCATCTATGATGAAAAATACAAGTTCTATAATATTTCCTCCTACTGGACATATGAATTTATAATGGATAAGAATGGCTGGGACCGATTAGATTTTGTGAGTGTAGATGCAGATGGTTTCATAATTGGTTATTTAGGAGCTGCTCTTGCAAGACCAATGAATTTTGTTGATGGTTTATCCATTTTGAATTTTGGGGAAAAGGGTAATTACTGCTTTGCGAAAGATTTACATACATTTTTAATTGATTTGTTTTTGAAATTCAATTTTTATAAGATATCCTTTAGTATTGTGGTTGGAAATTCAATAGAAAAAATGTATGATAAATATGTTTTGAAACATGGTGGGCGGATTATTGGGCACAATAAAAAACATGCAATGTTGTATGATGGACAATTATATGATGTGAAATATTATGAACTCTTCAAGGATGATTTTCAGAAACATAGGAATTGTAGGAGTTGAAGGAGTGTACTCAGATGAATCGGATTGAAAAGCGTAAAAAAGTCTATAATAAATGTAATGGGCATTGTGCATATTGTGGAAAAAGTATTGAGTATAAGGATATGCAGCTTGACCACATAAGACCGAAATGTCAAGGTGGTACAGATGACATAAATAACCTTAATCCTACCTGCCGGAGATGTGACCACTATAAAAGGTCAATGTGTTTATCAACTTTTAGAGCTATGCTGAAGACATTACATTTACGCATTAGAAATAATTATATATGCAAGGTGGGTGAGGATTTCGGAATTATAAAAGTGAAACCTTGGGATGGTGTGTTTTATTTTGAAAAGCACAAAGAAAGGGTGGATAAACCCGTTGGGATGTAAGACAATGGAACGGACAATAGCTCCAGTTAATACTGCATTGACACAACCAACAAGGAAACTCCATGTTGTAGATGTGGATGATACATTGGGTGGAAAAGCACCACGTACGAAAGAGCACCTTGCCTTGTATTGTGCTTTTGTGTTGGGCGTTAAAATAGCAACCCCAGCTGCATGTGCTATCCATGCTTCTCCATTGGATGCCTTATGGGATGCTTATGTGGATGAGGAATCCTTCCTTATTTGGCATGCCATGCGAGGTTCTGGAAAAACCCTTTTACTTGCAGTTTTGGCTTATTTGGAAAGTACATTCAAACCATACTGTGGCACAACAATTTTAGGGGGTTCTCTTGAGCAGTCGCAGAAAATAATTTCATATTCAGCCCAGCTTTGGGAAAGGCCAGGTGTGCCAAAACAGTTATTGCTTGGTGGGGTTGTTGGCAGAGGCTATAAATTGAAAAATGGTTCTTGGGTACATGCGCTTGCTGCCTCCCAAAAGTCTGTTCGAGGACCACATCCACAAAGGTTACGGTTGGACGAAGTGGATGAGATGGCGGAGGAAATATTTGATGCTTCTTTGGGGCAGCCTAAAGCAAACCATGGTATCCCAGATCAGGTAGTGGCTTCTTCAACATTACATCACGCTTTTGGTATGATGGCGGAATTGATAGATAAGAGGGAAGAACGGGATGCGAAATTATTTCAATGGTGTGTTGAGGAAGTTCGGGCTCCCCGGGGATTTTGGACAGATGAAGAGATTGCAAGAAAACAAAAAATGGTGACCAAGGCGATGTGGGATGCAGAATATCTTTTGAAGCGTCCATCGGTTGGGAAATCAATATATGATTTTGAAACTGTGGAAAGAGCATACCAGAGAGGAAAAGGAATTGATTTCAGGAAACAAGCCGGCCGTATATATCCCGTTGTAGAAGGAGGGCTTGATTGGGGGTATTCTGTTACTGCATTTCATCTTATTCAGGACGTGAAGGAAAAGTACATTTGCCCAGAAACACATAGATGGGAACTAATAGAATTAACGGAAAGGTGCCAACAGATTGCTGATATTTGTATTGCGAAAAATGTATCCGTTCTGTATACAGATATGGCGCCCAAGGATAGTAATGTTACATTACTTAGAATTTTGAGACAGAACAGAGTCAAAACAAAACTTCACCCGGTGGCGTTTAATAAGTGGAAGGATAAAGGAATTGATACTATGCGGTATCTTCTTGAAAGGAATTTGATAGATATTGCAGATAAGACGGCAAAGGAGAAACTTCAAAAATACCATTATAAGAATATGGAATTGGAACAAGTAGCCAAGGAAGATGATCATGATCCTGATGCTTTTTGTGCTTGGGCTGCATCAAAGAGTTGGTTATTGGGTAATGGAAAAAATAAGTAAGAAAATTATATAAAAATGGTATTGATTGTGTTATAATATAAGTAGGCAATGAAATGAAAAGAAAGGGGTTGATATACATGTCGTTTCCAGAACCTGGAACAGCTTTTCCACCAGTGGATTATCAGAGTTGGTATAATCGTATTTTAGAATGGTCCGCCTGGTTTTCAGGGGATCCACAGCAGCTTTTAGACCTTTATTCTTCCACTATTTATTTTCCGGATACGGATATTGGTCGGTTTTGGGCAAGAATGGAAGCATCGGAAAGGTCAGGGTGTGTTCATCTACCTGTAGCAGGAGATATTTCTGCTACTTCTGCAAATCTATTGTTTTCTGAGGCTCCCATATTTTCCTATGACGAAAAAGCTTCAGGAGGAGATAGGATTATTGATTTCATGAAGGAGAATGGATTTTTGAACTTGATTCTTGAGGCAGCGGAGTTATCTACAGCATTATCCGGCGTATTTCTTAAGTTGGATGTGGAACCCGACTTAGTAAAAATCCCAGTCTTGAGTATCATTACGCCATTGCAGGCCATTCCATATTTTTGGAGAGGAAGATTGTGGAAGGTTTTGTTCTTTCGTACTGTATTGGAGGAGCAAGGAGGGTCGATTGTTTGGAGATTGTTTGAATTACGGTATAGGGAAAACAAAAAACTCGTGATTGAATATCGACTATATAAAGGCAGCAATGATCGGGTAGGACATGTTATGGACCTTAATTCTATTGATGAAACTGCAAATCTAGGACTGGAAGATATCACATTTGATATTGATGGGATCGGGTGTGTATATATTCCAAATATGCGTCCAAATAGACTTATACCAGGTTCTCCACTTGGAATTAATGACTATTCGGGTGTCATAACATTGATGGATAGTTTAGATTTTGCTTGGACCTCTTGGATAAGGGATATTGAGTTGGGTATGGCGCAACTGTTAATCGATGAGGAGTTATTAGAGCATCCTGACGGGAGCTACCTCACCCAAGAAACGGAATCAAAGGCGAAGTTTAACAAATTTCAGAAGGCATTTATCAAGTTGAATCTCTCACCTTGGCGAATGGGTGATGAGAATGTTAAACCAATTGAGCAAGTTCAATTTGATATCAGGACAGATGCTCATATGAAAACCTGTGAAACTTTACTTTTCCAGATTATCAATCAATGTGGATATTCTCCGCAAACATTTGGTATGGTTGATTCTGGAAGAGCAGAGAATTCGAGTGGTACGGCATTGCGCATAAGGGAAAGAAAATCATTGTTGACAAGAGAAAAGAAATCCAGGTATTGGCAACCTGAATTATGGAGCTTATTTTGGCAGATGCAGCAATTGGATGTGCAAAGTGGCCTTGCACCAAAGAGCTATACACCACAGGAAGTTGATGTGACATTACAGGATAGCATAATTGCGGATGAGCAGGAAAAGTCAGAGACTCTTCGCAATTTGGAACAAGCAAAGGCAGTGAGTACCTATACAAAGGTGAAAATACTCCATCCAGAATGGGATGAAAAATCGGTTGAGGAGGAAGTGCAACGAATTTTGGATGACCAAGGTGCACCTCCACCGTTGTTTGAATAGGGTAAAAGAAAGGAGGTATTGAGCATGGCAAAAGTAATTAAATTGGATTACCCGAATAGAGAAGATTATATTTATGCCATATATTGTCCTGCTTGCAGATGTACTCATGGATTTACTGAAAGATGGACTTTCAATGGGGACTTTGAAAAACCTACCTTTAACCCTTCTATGTTGGTAAAAAGTGGGCATTATATGCAAGAGCACAAAGGAGATTGTTGGTGTGACTATAATAGAAAACATCCAGATAAACAAACTCCTCATAAATGTATCATATGTCATAGTTATGTAACAAATGGAAAGATAAAATATTTGAGTGATTGCACACATGAATTTGCAGGAAAGACCATTGATTTAGAGGATATGGAGTAAAGGAAAGGAGGATTAGGAAAATGGAAGGAGTTCATTATAAATATGCGAATGGAACATTGCTTGGTGATGGTAAGGATGTATATGATTTGCCAATATGTAATTTTGCATATTCTGATACTGGTAATCATGCTGTGGAAAGTTGTTGGAAAATGACATTTAAGGAGCGTATTAAGGCTTTTATTAAAGGTAAAATATATTTTCAGTGTATGGGAAATATACATCCACCAATCCGTCTTACTGTTGAATCAGTGATGGAGTAAGGAAAGGGTAAGGTGCAAAGATGGAAAAAGAAAATGCGAAGTATTCATGGGAAAGTCAATGTGAATATGAATATCGAAAAGAAACAGGAAAGATTGCTGTAGAAATAAGTTTGGCACTAACGGCAATAGGAGAGGTTACAGCATCGAAAACTTACGATTATGCAGAAATCAAGGAGAAAATAGACAAATGCTATAAGACCGTACGTTATATGGCTATACCAAAGTTGTATGAGAATGTCCATAAATATTTGCAAGAGGCACTTCATTCCTATGCTCAGGCATTAGAATTGTTAGTGGGTGCTGCAAAGAATACGGATGTTGAAGGAGTACACAGAGCGGGAAGGATTATTGAAGAAGGTAATTGTTTCATTAAAATTACCAAACTTCGGATATGGATGCATGTTGAAGATCGGATTAAGGAAGATAAAAATGTTGGTAGTATAGATGGAGCTGGAAAAGTTGTAAAATTGCCTACGGGGTAAAAGAAACTCCCAGTCTTTCGGGTAGGAAGGAGGAGGAAGCGGATGAATAAATTCGAGGTTATTATCACTACCGGCTACATAGACATAGACACAATAGATAAAATGACGGAAAAGGGATGGACTTTCATCGTAACTGTTCCGGCAAAACTGATACACCCACATGCGGCGGAAACAGATAAGGCTACCTTATTTTCCAAGTATGAGGAAGTAGAAATGAAGGATGCACCTGAAACATGCGGAAATGAACCGGTATAAATAAAAATACCCTAATGGTATAAGGGCAGGAAGGAGGCAGCAAAGTGATTAGTCCGGTAAGATATGATAGCGTCGCAGGATCATTGGCACTTGCAGGGGAAGATGCCGTTCTACAAGTCGGGGACTCTTTACGAAAGCTTCATTTGTCTGCCATCAAGAATCCAGAAAATATCATTGCTGCCGGAAAAGTTTTTGATTCTCGGACAAGAATGACATTATCAGCATGGAATAAAAAATGGCAAGCATGGACCGGAGATGATTTGGCTGGGGCGTATCTTACAGGCGCTTCCTATGCAGATAATGAGATGGCATTGTTAGGATTAGCAAAAGGCGAAGGAAAAATCACATCTGGAGTAACCCTTGCTGGAAAAGATGCGGTTTTGGCGGGTACGAAAGGAATATCAAATAGTGTGAAGTCCTCATTTTTAGTTTCTGGATTACCCCATCATTTGACTTTTTATAACACCTTTAAAGAGGCTACCGTTTCTTTATTAGAAAAAACAAGCCTTCAAATCCTTAGAACGACTCAAGATTTGCATAGAAATGTTGCTATTATGGCTGGGGAAGCAACATTTAAGGAAGCAGATATATTCACGCGTAAAATTTTATCTCAAACAATGTTGGATGATTATGCAAAAAGAGGATTGACTTCTGTTGTGTATAAGAATGGTGCGCGTGTAAGTATTGATGCTTATGCTGAAATGGTTGGCAGAACAATGAGCAGTCATGCGGCAGTACAAGCCAGTTTGAATAGATATACAGAATATGGATATAATTTGGTTAGGATAACCAGTCATTTCACGGCTTGTGAGTTATGTGCTCCATGGGAAGGTCAGATATTAAATAAGAATGGTGGGGATGCTAAATATCGTGGTTTGGATGAGGCAATAGCTGCCGGATTATTTCATCCAAATTGTCGTCACGATGTTAATCCTTATTTTCCAGGAATATCACCGGATAAACTTGTGCCTCGGGTGGATACGGCAACCCAGAAATTAATTGATGAGCATGGGTACGTCCCAGCGCAGAAAATAACTTATAAAGCTGAGCAGCAGCAGAGATATATAGAAAGGAACATTAAGAATTGGAAGAGAAGAGAGTTGGTTTCCCTTGACCCGGTATTACAGAGAAAGGCACATAGAAAAGTATTGGATTGGCAGTTAGCACAGAGAAAACATATAACGCAGAATCCATTCTTACGCCGGAAGTATGATAGGGAAGGGATGAAAGGTTGGTATGATAAGGTTAGGGCTTCCCGTGTTTCTGTCCCGGTCCCTGTTCTTCCTGTTCCTCCAATTCCTCCGTCTGTGCCACCACTTAAGGTATGGGGTAGGCAGGCGTTAGATACAATTGATAATAGAGCACCAAATCAGAAAGCATGGGAGGCTTTCATGAAGGATATGGATATGTTATATGATGAGGATTATATTGTTAGATTAGGTGATGATATCTATGAAATAAGGACTGAGGGATGGTTTGATGATTGTATGGAATCACGAGGTTTGGGTAAAACTAGCAAGGCGCAAATACGTGATACTTATAGAGGGATAATGGAGGCAGAGAGTGGATGGAAAGTGGATATTGCAGGATATATGGAAGAATATTCTGATGCGACTTATGGAGTTACTTATGTAGGGAGAAGAGTGGGTCAGGTAGAAAAATCTTTGAGGGTGGTACAAAAAACGAAGTAGAATATTGTTTGCATGTGTTGATTGTTGAAAATTATGCGGTAGATGTGTATTTAGATGGAAATTTTGTTGAAAGAACCAAATTATTTTAAGGGGGTTATAAAATGCCATATCCAAATGAACATTCTTGCAGATTAGTTGAGCCGGATAGGTTTCGGCCAGGATCTTTTCGTCGTGTTACCAGAAAATTAGATGGGAAATCGTATGACATTATAATGGGGAAGCTAATAGGGGAAGACACGATGACAGAACAAGCATATAGATATGATAGGAAGATATGGACTGTTGAACAAGCACGAAGACATTGTAAAGATCATGGAGGAAGATTTGAAGCGGCATCTGGTCCGGCGAATGAAGCAATTCGTAGAGCAGCGGGCAGGTAAGGAGGGTTGACGGTGAAAAATAAGATTGAGTTCAAAGTTTGTAATCAGGGAAATAATCCGAAGGCATATAAGGAATGCCAACAATTTATAGAAAAGTGGCAGGAGCTATTAAGAATTCAAGATTGGAAAATAATTCTTGAATTTTATTCAGCAAAAGAAATAGAGGAATTTGAACTTGGGGAAATGCGAGCTGTCTGTGAGAGGGTGTTCGAAAATAAAACTGCAAAAATTTGTATTAATATTGAAAGTGAAAATGAAGAACTTAATGCGTCTATGGAAGACACATTATTACATGAGCTATTACATATTGTAACTGGTGAGTATGCATGGTTCGCAGAAGAATATTCAGATAAATCAAAACAAACAATTAGTGTGCTTAAATTGAAATTAGAACAGTTGGTTGAAAGTTTGGCAAAATCTTTCGTGGTACTGGGGGGGAAATCAGCAGGAAAATATTAAGGAGGAATAAGAATGAGTTTGGTCATCCCGAGGATCGGCTTTGGTGCCTATAATCGAAAAAAAAGAGAAAATATGCAAGAAATTTTATTGCGGGTGCAGAATGTTGGTTTCAAATTGTTTGATACGGCCAATGCATATGGGGGAAGTGAAGATATGGTTGGTCAGGTTATCAATAGTGCTTCTTTTGTTATTACAAAGATTAGTAATATACAACAACGGTCAAGGGATATTGAAACAGCATTCCAGGAAAGTCTCCAAAAAACAAAAAGAATAGATACCTATATGATACATTGGCCGGTGAAAGGATATTTTCAGGATACATGGAAGCAGATGGAGTGGTTGAAGGGGACAGGGCAAGTCAAACATTTGGGAGTCAGTAATTTCAGAGCTGCTCATTTGAATACATTATTGTCAACCGCAAAGATTTTACCATTTGTGAATGAGATTGAATGCCATCCTCTGAATACACAAAAAGAACAGATTGAGTATAACAGGAAAAACGGCATTAAGATCATAGCTCATACACCATTAGGGAGGATGCATCCACTGATATTAAATAATAAGACTTTGCGAGGTCTTGCAGATAAATATAAATAATCAATAGCACAGATTATTCTTCGGTGGCATGTGCAGCAAGATAGAATACCAATACCACATACATCAAACATTGATAGGGTTGCGGGATATATGAATATTTTTGATTTTTTGCATGATATCCAAAGAACTTGAATCCATTGATGGGATAAACCAGGATAAATGGTTGGGGTTTACCCCATCAAAAGATATGTACTGGAGAATATAAAAGAAAGGAGGAAAAGTGTGTGGAGAATAAAATTGAATTAAGTATAATTATTCCTTGTCACAATTTAGAAAATCATATTGATAAATGTTTGGACTCTATTCTGCAGCAAGATATTGCAGATATTAGATGTGAAATTATTTTCATTTGTGATAGTTGCTCTGATAATACAGAAGAAAAAATTGTCAAAAAAATGAACTCTTTAGATGCAATGGAATGGCACTGGAAAGTAAGAAAAGTTAATTATAAAAGTCCGGGTTTGACAAGAAATGAAGGGATGAGTCTTGCAAAAGGTGAGTATATTTGGTTTATAGATGGAGACGATTGGCTAATTGGTGATAACGCCATAGAAGTTATTATAGATTTATTTCGTGATAATCCTTCTACAGATGTTGTTAGATTTAGATTTGATAGTCAGGGATGTCCGAATAAAGGAATTTATATAACCCTCTGGCAATATGTGTTTAAAAGGGAATTTATAAAAGATATCAAATTTCAAGGGGGGTTATTTGATGAAGACGTAGCGTTTGTTCAAGAAGTGAGAAGCAGAAGTCCTAAGATTAAAAGGATATATGATTATTTCTATTGGTATAATTTTCCTCGTGAAGGAAGTTTAACTGAACAAAAACTTATTAAAAAAAAGGGAGGATGAAGTATAATGATTAGAGCACATTATTTTAAGAGTGTGAACAATTTCGGAGACCAACTTGTTGGCCCGATTATTAAATGGCTATGCGGTGAGGATGTTGCATGGGTTGGCAACAAAGTTGAGGGGAAATTATTATGTATTGGAAGTGAAATAACCAGGGGTGTAATGAGGAAGAATGATGTTGTATGGGGGTATGGTGGGAAATATCAGAAAGACATGGTTGTCCCTGAAGGAGTCAAGATATTAGCCACACGAGGGAAAAAGACGGCTGCCTTACTCAAAGACACTAGAGTAAATGTATTTGGAGATCCTGCGTTACTGATAGCAAAAGTGCATAAGGCTCCTGAAAGAACGGAGGAATATAACATAGGCATAATTCCACATTTTACGGATGCTAAATTTTTTACGCATATCAAACATAAGAAGGCAAAGTTGTTCAATATTCTTGATGATAAATGGAAGATAATTGAAGATATGCATAAATGCAAAGTGATTCTTTCAACCAGCTTGCATGGTTGCATAGTGGCAGAAGCGTATGGCATTCCGGTAGTATGGATAAAGCCTGCCAAATCTATTGTTGGCGGTTTGGAATTCAAGTGGAACGATTATTTTTCAGGAACAGGTAGACCAGCACAGAAGCCGTATCAGTTACCACATCCAATTACATTGAAGGATTTGGGTAAGGCTAAATTTCAGACATTGCCAAAACCGATAATTGATACAACTAAACTGGAAAAGGTATGGCGTGATTTTTATAAATCGCCGGGGATAAACAAAATAAGAAAATGAACATACTGCGGGGAGGTGAAGAAGGGAAAGATGAGAAGCACAATAGCAGTTAGTAATATTTCGAATAGGACAATCAAAATTGGGGATTTAGTGTTTCCTTCCCGGGAAGAAAAGGTGGTTGCAATTGAACTGACCTCGATGGACTTTCAAAAAATTCGGGCGGAGCGGTGCTTGAAGTTGGGGAAGCCAGGTGAACTAAAGAACTATCTTGAACCCGCCAAGAAAGGAAAGGAAATGAGGAACATTCCCCGGGGAAGAACAAAGGAAGTGGGGAAGATGAAAAGAACTCCTTTTGTCAGTATCATAACACCATGCTATAATGGGCAATCTTATTTGCATAGATATTTTCAGTCCATATTGAAACAAACATATAGAAATATTGAGTTAATTTTTGTGGACGATTGTTCAACGGATAAGACAAAGATTATTGCTGAAAATTATAAGCCGAAGTTAGAAGCAAAAGAAATTAAAGTGAAAATCATATGCCTTCCTAAAAATGTTGGTGTATCAGGTGTGGTAAATGTAGGGCTTAAGCGTTTTACTGGTGCTTATCTAATGTTTCTTGATAGTGATGATATTATGTATCCAAACCACATTGAGCGAAAAGTGTGTTTTTTGGAGCAAAATAAACAATATACTTGGATGGCTTGTCGAATTAATAAGGTCAGCCATTCAAAAAAAATAGGTATTCTTGAGGTTGCCCATAAAAAAGAAACAGAGAATATTTTTGAACGTCTTATATTAAGTCAAAATGTATGTTATAATCCTATATTGTATATGTATAAGGCCTCTTGTTTTTTGGAAGTTAATCCATCAAGAAAGATTCATAATACACGACATGGACAGAATTATCAATTACTTTTGCCAATGGCGTATAGGCATAAGTGTGCTTTTCTTGATGAAATCCTTGGGAACTATATTGTGCGGGCAAATAGTTTATCGAGAACAATTAACCGTCCAAAGGAGCTTGATAGAACAAACAAGCGGGAGAAAATGCTTATACATACTATCAATAATATCAATGGGATTGGGATAATGGATAGGCAAAAATATATCAATATGGTGAAGCGGAAATATGGGAAATATGGGAAATATAAAGGGAAAGATATAAAAAAAGTAATGTTAATCGGAGGAACTGGCGTGTTGAGTCGTGACGTGGCTAAACAATGTATAGCGTCCGGCATGGGAGTATGGATGATAAATAGAGGTAATAAAAAATCACCAGAAGGGGCACAGGTTATAATTGGTGATATAAATAAGATGACTTCTGGTAAACTTGGAAATATGAAGTTTGATGTCGTAATTGATTTTTTAGCTTACGTACCAAAGCAGTTAGAAAAACATCTTAAATTGTTTCGGGATAGATGTGCACAATATATTTTTATTAGTACTGCCACGGTGTATTCCAACAAAAAGGAGAAGGTTTTGGTAACGGAAAGCAAGGCTGTGACGAATGTGGATTGGAGTTATTCACGAAATAAGATAGAATGTGAGAGGTTATTAAAGAAATCTTATAATGTGGCAGCGGAATATTACACAATAGTTAGACCGTACATAACCTATGGAGATACTAGGATACCATATCCTTTTATCTCCAGAAAGAGTCAATGGACTCTTATTCATACCATACTTAATGGTATGACTATTCCAATATGGGGTTCTAATTTATGTACACTGACGCATACCGAAGATTTTGCGAGGGCGTTGGTGGGATTATTCACTAATAAAAAAGCAAGGAATGAGGCTTTTCATATTACATCTGATGAGTACATGACATGGTATAAGGCACTGGTCTTAATTGGAAAAGCAATTGGAAAAGCACCTAAAACTATACGTATCCCAGCCAAAGAGATTGAAAAAATGTTTTTAACTATGAAAGGTGAATTGACGTGTGATAAATCCCATACAAGGATATTTAATAATGCGAAGATAAAAGACGCTGTGCCCGGATGGAAGTGTCATATTAATTTTGCGGATGGTATAAAGCGGACAATACAATACTTCCAAGACCATCCTAATATGATGCGGGTGAGTACGGCATGGGAAGAGAAAGCAGAAAGTTTGATTAATACATGGAAGGAGAGATAGAATTGGGTGATTATATAGGTTTGAAGGATTTTAAAGGTTTGAAAATCGTGGGTGGGAAACTTGCTCCAAAAGTTAAGAGTGTTTTTATATTGCATAAAAATGCAAAGATGGAATTGCATGGTAATTTTGTCACAAATGCCAATTGCATTTTTCCGAATGGTAGAAGTACAATAGTTCGGTTGGATGCAAAGGCGCTTTTGAAAACTAATGGCAATTTCACTGTATTTTATGGCGGTGATATTATTGTGTTCAAGGGGGCTCGATTGGAATTAGGAGCTAGTTTTTGCAATTCAGATATTAAAATTAGGTGTTATAAGCATATAAAGATCGGTAATGGTGTAATGATAGGTCATGATGTTACCATTATGGATACAGATGCGCACCCTATGAATTATGAAGGATACGACATGACAAATGCAGTTATTATTGAGGATAATGTGTGGCTAGGTACAAAGGTCACTGTCTTGAAAGGTGTTAGAATAGGGAAAGGTTCTGTGATTGGGGCGGGGGCAGTAGTAACAAAAAATATTCCACCTAATTGTTTGGCAGTAGGAGCACCAGCAAGGGTGATTAAGAAGGGGATAAAATGGGGAACGAAATAAAAGTTTATGCAGCGTGGTCTCTTGATGATGAGATAAGATTCAACAGTACATCTGGAGGTATATTTACAGAGTTAGCAAAGGCAGTTATTAATCAAGGTTATGGTGTGGTTGGTGCGAGATATGGCAGTAATAATATGGTTGTGCATGATTTAATTGATAAAGTTGAATACATTCCGGTACTTCGGCAATCAAAATACGTGCAAAGTGTTATGGGGGATATCCGAGGGAGAATGAAAGGCAAGAAAATTATGTTTGTTGGATCTCCTTGCCAATGCGCAAGTGTAAAGGCGGATATAAAAGTTGATTTTGTCTGTCGAGGTGCGAATTCTCAGAAGGCGTATAAAAGCTATTTGCAAATGTTAGAGACTCAATACAAGAGTAGAATCAAGCGGGTGTGGTTTAAGAATAAGACGTATGGTTGGCATAAGTTCAGCACGCGGATTGATTTTGAAAATGGTAAAATGTATTTGAAAGATCGGAGTAATGATTTATACATGCTTGGATATATCAAGCATAATTTATTTATGCTTGATAGATGTTATAAATGTAAATTCAAAGGTTTTCCCAGGCATTCTGATATTACCTTAGGAGATTTTTGGGGTGTTAGAAAAGCACTTGACCCAAATAAAGGTACGTCATTGGTAATTATAAATACGGAGAAAGGGCAAAAGTTGTTTGATAATCTGAAAATATATAAGGGGGATTCAACATTTAAGGAAGCTGTAAGACAGAATCCCTCCATTGTGAGACCCCCAATCAAAGGAAAACATTCCGATCGATTTATGAAATTGCTTGACAAATACCCATTTGATGAATGTTTTAGGATGTGTGGCTTATGAGCATTCCAAAGATAATCCACATGATATGGATCGGGCAGAAACCTTTTCCGTATCAGAAAAATCTTAATAGTTATAAAAAACACCATCCGGAATGGACGATTTATCTTTGGACGGATAAGAATATCCCAAAAATGACAAACCAAAGAATATATGATTCTATTCCTATTTTTGCAACGAAGGCAGATATATTGAGACTTGAAATATTAGCGAAATATGGTGGCGTCTATGTTGATGCTGATAGTATATGTTTGAAACCATTAGATACTTTGGTCAAAAATGAGGATTGCTTTTTTTCAACCAATTGGAAGGGGAAAATAGAAATAAATTTCATGGGATGTACTCCTTCCAATAAATTGATGGAAACGCTGATAAAGAAATTGCCGAAATATTGGGCGCGGAAAAGAAGAGAAAAATGTGAATTCAATGTGTATTGTATATATCGTTTTATCCGAAAAAAGATATCCAATTATGAATTCACAAAGTTTGCACGAAAATATAATTGCATGGCAGAGGAGAGGACACATGAAACATATATTATTCAGAAGATGGATCATACGTGGGCAGGGGGGAAACAATTTAGACTTCCTGCTCTAGAAGAGGCTGTGGAAAGAAAAAAATTGACTGAGGAGGTTGCGTTATGATTGATGTTATATACCTTGCAGCAGGCCAAGGAAAAAGAGCTAAGCTTGGGTATCCAAAACAATTTGCCAGATTGGGAGGTAAACCTATTATGATTCATGCCTTGGAGATATTACAGAACATGGGTGAGATGGGGCGTATTATTATCCCATGTGCGGATGTGTATGAAACAAGGCGGTATATGAATTCTTATGGGATAATTACGGCAGCACTTATTCCTGGCGGAAAAACAAGACAAGAATCTGTATATACTGCATTGCAATATGTTAATACGGAATATGTACTCGTGCATGAAGCCGTACGCCCTTTTATCACGGAGGAATTTGTTCGTATGGTTATTAATATTGATGGGGATTCTGTAACTCCAAGAAGGCAATCTATGGCGACTGTGATAGATAATGATGGTAAGTGTTACAATAGAGATTGTTTGGGCGAGGTTCAAATGCCACAGAAATATCGGACTTCCGTATTGCGTGCAGCACATAGGAAAGCGTTGGATGAGAAAAGATATGATTCTACGGATGATGCCGCTATTGTATATAATTTGAAGGGTTCTGTAATGGTAGTAGAGGGGTTGGAAAATAACATCAAAATAACAACTCCATTAGATTTGACGATTGCGGAGGCGATATATAATGCGTGTTATTGTGACAGGGAGTGAACGAGGCATAGGAAAAGCAATGGCAAGGGAACTTTGTAACCGGGGTCATTTCTATTACGGGTTTAGTCGTTGGAATGACATTGATGTATCCGATTATGCGTGTGTACAACGCGCTTTTGATGAACTATCAGAGGAGCCCCCTGATGTTCTTATTAATAATGCTGGTATTGTGGAATTGGGTAGTATATTAGAATTGACAGAAGAATCATGGAAAAGACAATTTGAGGTGAATATGAATGGTGTATTTTACTGCACCAAGGAGTATGTGCGAATTGCGAAAAATACAGGAGGTAAGATAATTAATATTGCATCTACTGCGGGAACAGGAGCACGGCCTGGACGTTCTGCGTATGCAGCGAGTAAGGCAGCGGTCATTAATTTTAGTTTGTCCATGGCTGAGGAATTGAAACCGTATGGGATAAAAGTATATTGTGTTGCCCCAGGAGCATGTGATACAGATATGCGGCATGAAATAGCACCAGATGATGATTTTGAAAATATGCTTTCCCCCGGGCAATTGGCAAGGTTTATTGTTGACATTGCGGAGGATGGATATATGTTGGATAATCAGGTCATAACAATGCGAGGAGGAAGGCATATTACATGAGGAGGAGAAATTTGAGGAGGAGAAATTTGAGGAGGAGAAATTTGAGGATGTTAAAATTATTGAGGAGGTTAGCCGAAATAAACTTGAAGGAGGTAAGGTCATGAAGCAAATAACTGTTTTTAATAAGCATCATTTCCCTATTGGACTTGAGGGACACGTTTTTCCACCAGGGAAAGAGGTTTTGATTGATATTGAAGTAAACTCATCAAATTTTCGAAATATCCGTGCAAATAAAGGTTTGCGTGTTGGGAAAGTAAATAATGCTGAATATAAGAAAAAATATATGTCAGATACATATTACAGATATAGCATGGTATATGATGCTTATTCACAGCATCGGGGTAGTGCTTATGAACAGGCGATAGAAGCACTGGCTACCCCGATAAGCAAATACCTAC